TATGGCGACCCTTCCGAAATGATGAAAAAATATGAAACTATATTTGTTGACAGTATAACTGTGGCAGGTAGACTATGTTTCCAACATTGTATGGGTCAAGCAGAAAACCGAACTAGAAATGGTACTGTTGATACCCGTGCAGTATATGGTATGCAAGGTCGTGAGATGATGAATTGGCTCACACACTTACAGCATATTCGTGAAAAGAATGTTATCTTTGTAGGCATTCTTGACGAGAAAGTTGATGAATATGGACGTAAACTATTTGAGTTACAAATAGAAGGTTCAAAGACGGGTCGTGAATTGCCAGGAATTGTTGACGAAGTTATCACAATGGCAGTTATGACAGGAGACGAGAGTACAGGCACATATCGTGCCTTTGTATGTCAGACGTTAAATGAGTGGGGTTATCCAGCAAAAGATAGATCGGGCAGACTCGATGTATTGGAAGAGCCACACTTAGGTAAACTGCTGACTAAAATGAGTGGTGGAAAGATTCAGTCAGAGAGACCTTTGACTTTTGTAAATCCATCTGAACAATCTAGCAAAGAAGGAGAAATCAATAATGCTTGACTTAAATCAAATAACCCCAGACGAGGGTAACGACTTCGCTTTAATTCCACACGGAACTATTGCTCGTGTAATAATGCACATTAAACCACAAATGGATGGTGTTTCTATCCCAGACTTAGCTAATGATTCTATCTTCAGACAATCAGCTACTACGTCAGCTAAATGGATTGAATGTGAATTTAATATCATTGGTGGTCAGTTTGACAAACGTAAAGTTTGGCATAACATATTTTTTGATGGCGATAAAAAGAACCCAAGTGGTGTTTCTATGTCCAGAGAAATAGGTTTGCAAAGTTTACGAAAAATTGTTGATAGTGCAAAAGGATTAGCTCCTTCAGATATGTCTCCAGAAGCTAATACTAAAAGACAAATATCTGGATTAGAAGCCTTAAATGGTATGGAGTTCTGTATCAAAGTTGCAGTTGAAAAAGGTACTAACGGTTATGATGACAAAAATAAAATGTTGTCACCTGTTACGGTTAATCAAGAAGGTTATATTGGTGGGGGCAATGCTCCGCAAGCACAAGCACCATCACAGCCATCTTCTCCTATTCAACCACAAGGGCAACAGCAACATTCTGGTGTTAAGCCTTCTTGGGCTTAATATAGGTTTTACGAATCTCTAGCGGCAAGATGACCTTCGTCTGCTAGAACTCGTTTGGGTAGCACGAGTGCCGTAAAGCTACCCATTTCATCTAGCAATGAAAGGAAATCCAATGAAAACATATGAACAAGCAAAAGAAGAGATGATTTTTCAAGTTAATAACTTGCAAGATGTTATTAAGTTATTAAGAGAGAATGCTTATTACGAAAAAATTTGTGGAAGTTGTAGCACTAAAATGCGTTTAAGAGTTAACGATTTTAGAGCCAATGAAAAAAAGTTTTGTAGTTCTACTTGCAGATCTAGGAATCAAAGACGTAAAAATGAGAGTAAATAATGATTCTTAGACCATACCAAGAAATAGCAGTTGATGACGCATCAATAGCATTAAACAAACACAAAAACACTATCGTTGTTGCACCAACGGGAGCGGGTAAAACTATTATGTTGTCCGCTTTAATCGGTAAGCGATATAAAAAGAACAACAAAGTATTAGTTATTCAACACAGAGACGAACTTGTCAGACAGAATGCAGAGAAGTTTTCTCGTGTTAATCCAAACATATCCACAAGTATAGTTGACGGATCAGAAAAGGATTGGTCTGGACAATCTATATTTAGTATGGTGCAGACGCTTTCAAGACCGAACAATTTAGATAATATGTGTAAATTTGACATGGTTGTGATTGATGAGAGCCATCATGCCATAGCCGAAACCTATCAAAGAATTATTAACAGGGTCAAAGAAGCGAACAATTCTGTAGAGATAGTTGGTTTTACAGCGACTCCTAATCGTGGAGATAAAAAAGGTTTAAAGACTGTATTCAATAATTGTTCGCATCAAATAGAAATAGGAACACTAATCCGTGAAGGATTTCTTGTACCACCAAAGACATTTGTTATTGATGTAGGTGTTACAGAAGACTTGCAAAATGTTCGTAAAAGCATATCTGACTTTGATATGGGCGAAGTTGAAAGGATTATGAACAAGCGAGCCATCAATGAAAAAGTTATAGATGAATGGAAAGACAAGGCTGGCGATAGAAAAACAGTTGTGTTTTGTTCTACAGTTGTCCATGCACAAGACGTTTGTGACGAGTATCGTAGATCAAATGTAAGAGCTGAACTTGTTACAGGAGAAACTCCGAGTGATGAAAGACAGAAAATACTACATGATTTAGAGCATGGTGATGTTCAAGTTGTGGTTAATGTGGCTGTTCTTACAGAAGGTTTTGATGCTCCACCTGTCAGTTGTATTGTTCTAACAAGACCATGTTCATACAAATCCACAATGGTTCAGATGATTGGTCGTGGCTTACGAACAATAGACCCAGAAGAACATCCAAATGTTATTAAGAAAGATTGTGTGGTTTTAGACTTTGGAACTAGTGTACTTACACACGGATCGTTAGATGAAGGTGTAAATCTTGAAGGAGCTGAAGCTCAAAGATCAGGAGAAGCTCCTGTTAAAATATGCCCTAGTTGTCAGTCAGAAGTGCCATTGTCATCTCGTGAGTGTGCGATATGTGGACATGAATTTGGAGCGGAAGGCAAAGAAGCATTAGAAGACTTTGTTATGACAGAAGTTGATCTTATGGATAGATCGCCTTTTCGTTGGATTGATCTCTTTAATAATGGTCGTTGCATGTCCGCTAGTGGCTTTAATGGGTTTGGTATGGTCGCACACTTAGATGACATATCTGTAGCTGTTGTAAAACGAACTGGAGGCAAGTTGAGGGTGGTTAGTGTTGGTACTAAAGAACAAGCCATTGCATCGGCTGATGACTTTCTAAGAGAGATTGAAGACAGTGATGCCGCTAAGAAGGGCAAGAGGTGGCTGAATGAAGCTGTAACCCCTAAACAATCACAAGCCTTAAATCGTTTTGGTGTTTCAGTTAAAGCTGTTGATTTCAGTTGGAATAAGTATAGAGCGGCTTGTTGGTTAAACTATGTATGGAACAAACAACAGATAGACGAAAAGATTATAACAATAGGAGAAAAGGATGAAGCGTAAACAAGCACTAAAAAAAGCCGAACAATTAATAACAGGAGACCGAGCTAAAGATTATGGAGACGCTTATCAAACTCATGAGAGCATAGCTAAAATGTGGTCTGTTTTGTTAAAGAAAGAAGTGTCTGTGCATGACGTTTATCGATGTATGATTGCTGTTAAATGCGTAAGATTAACACACACTCCAAAGCATGAAGACAGCATGATTGATATTATTGGATACTCTGCTTTAGCAATGGAGGCTATGGATGGCAAGCATCAGAGTTGATTATACAATCTTCTATGAAGAAGACTATAGAGAAAAAAAAGGTAAACTTTTTGTTCCTGTGGATATGGACTGCGATCAACAAGAACTAATAGATTGCGTCCACGATGCTATATTGGACACTTGTGAAGATGATGATGATGTTATTGGTGGATCAGCCGTAATTTATTATTTTGGAACTAAAATAGATGTGCAATTTCAAGTTGAGGAGAATGAAGAATGTCAGACAACCATCCACTAAAGATTTTTGGTCGTATTTGCGAACAAATAGGCTGGGATAAAAAACTATCTGATTTGTCAGAAGACGAAGTTATTGGTATAGTATCTAACATACAGCTTTCAGCTAATGTAGACGATTTGTATGATGGAGAATATATTGCTCGTATCCACTTTCAATACTCAGATAAATCATGGAAAGGAGACGATATTGCTCCCTTCTAAAGACATAACAGAAAGTATTTCAGCATCTCTTGATGAAGCAATCTTAGCTGAAAATAGCAAACGTAAAAAAAGAACTTATCTTGGTGGCTCGTCTCTTGGCGAATCATGTTCCAGAAAAATACAGTACAGGTACTTAGGAACTGAGTCTGATGAGGGTCGTGATTTTACTGCAAACACCTTGAGAATATTTCAGTTTGGACATGAAATTGAAGATTCAGTTGCACTCTGGTTAAAAAATGCTAACTTTGATTTGCGTACAGAAGACAAAAAAGGCGAACAATTTGGCTTTTCTATCGCAGACGGGGAGATTAAAGGTCATATAGATGGTGTGATATGCGGAGGTCCTGTTGACATGGGGTATCCGTGTTTATGGGAGAATAAGTCAGCCAATGATAAAAAGTTTAGAGAATTTATGATGAAGGGTGTAGCAAGAACTAATGCAGTTTATGCCGCTCAGATAGCTGTCTATCAAGCCTATATGAACTTAACAGAATACCCATGTTTGTTCACAGTATTAAATAAAAACACAAGCCAGATATACTACGAACTCGTGCCATTCAACAAAAACTTGGCACAAGAAATGAGTGATAAAGCAGTAAATATTTTAGAAGCCACAAAAGCAAAAGAAACTTTGCCAAGAGTAGCGTTTTCAAAAGATTTTTTTGATTGTAAGTGGTGTGAATTTCAAGATAGATGTTGGGGTTAAAATAGACGACATTATAATGTAGAGAAAACAATGTCGCCCATAACTTCAGCCAATGAAGGTAAGGATATAATAATGAGTATAGTAAGACTTGGCAATACAAATCGTGAGTTAAACTCACATCAATTGGTGGAACTAATAAGCGAGAAAGTTCCTCCAGAAGTACAAATAGATGAGTTGCGAAACACATACCCCAACGGGGTTATTCGTGGCGATCAGTTTTCCATCGGGTCTTTATCGGGAGAAGCTGGGCAATCGTTAAAGATAGATATTAATCCACGATCTCCGTACTTTATGAAGGGTCAGGATTTTAACGGAGCTTCAGGTATAGGTGGTATTGTAAAGATATTGATGGAGGGTCGTGGTATGAGACTTCCTGAAATAAAAGAATTGTTCGGTTCTTATCTGGATAATACGCCTGGATTTGTTCGAGATACAGAAGCTCCTGCTCCAGTTATAAATACATCTTTACGACAACAAATAAATATAAAAACTCCTTTTGATAGCGAACACTTGTATCTTAATTCAGATGGAGAAATCCTTTGTATGGTTAGACGATACAACATGCGTGATGGTGCAGGGAATCCTACAATGGACGATCACGGTAAGCCTAAGAAAGAGTTTCGTCAGTTTACGGGAAACAATCCATATCCTAAAATGCCTGATGTTAGACCTTTATATAATATACCGAACATTTCCGCTTCAGATAAGGTTATCTGGGTTGAGGGCGAGAAGTGTGCTGATGCTCTTAATGAAATGGGATTTACAGCCACATGCACTATGGGTGGTGCTGGAATGCTGTCTCGTAAATCATCTAGTCAGTTTGATTTCTCACCTTTGCATGGCAAAGAGTTAGTTATATGGCCAGATAATGATAACGCTGGTAAAAAGGTAGCCGAACTTGTGCAAGACTTAGCCATGAATGCAGGTGCTAGGTCAGTAACAATGTTAACTCCTCCAGCGGGTAAGCCTGAAAGATGGGATGCCGCAGATGCCATAGCAGAGAGCTTTGACATCGGGAACTTTCTTAACACAACAATAAAACAGACTAAGAGAAGCATAAATTTACTGGACGATAGTTTATTAATTAATCGTTTCGAGGGTCAAGCACCCGAACAAAAGTTCTTAATCGGAGATACCATTCCGTTAGGTGTGCCAATAATATTTTCAGCCGCAGGAGATGCGGGTAAAGGTATGATGACATTGGACTTGGCTATGAAAGTAGCCTCTGGAGAACCTATGTCTAGTGCTTTTGGTAGTGAGATTACTGAATTTGGAAATGCTATTATCTTTACAGCGGAGGATGATGAAGGCGAAATGCACAGAAGGATTGAACGATTAGATGAGGAAAACGCTCGTTTTAATTATGAGCATGAACTTCGTATTGTATCGTTACCTAATGTTGGTGGTGTATTCCCAATCCTACAAGAAACCCATGATGGTTATAAAACGAGTGTAGAATTTGAAAAGATATATGCACAAATTATACAGATGAATAATTTAAAGCTAATCGTGTTTGATCCGTTGGCATCATTTGTTCATGCTGATGTTAACTCTGATCCAGCAGCGGGAGCTGCCTTAACTGGATTGTTGGCTCAAGTGGCTACGGAAACTGGTGCTTCTGTAATGATGTGTCATCACATGACAAAGATAAAAGATGATGTTGCGGTTTCATCTCCAGAGCAAGCAAGGAATATGATTCGGGGAACTTCAGCATTAGTTGATGGTGTTCGTTGTGCTTTTGCTATCTGGCAAGTGGATGAAGCTACAGGTCGTAGACGTTGCCAAGATTTAGGTATTGAATATCAAAGAAATAGATGCTTTGATGGAGCAGTTGTTAAATCAAATGGACCTGCGAGGCGAGATATAAGACACTTTGTTCGTGATATGAACTCTGGATTACTGGATGATAGGTCAGATGATATAACAAGGTTACATTCGGGAAGTAATCGGGAGATTAAAAAGGATGCTTTATTTGTTTGGATTTCAACTTGTGAACGGGAAGGTAGAGCTTTGACACAACAATCAGGAGCTGATGCAATCTTACAACGTATGAGTGCAGATCCAGACGCTCCAAGAACTTTGGATAACTGTACGCAAAGAATGGTTGATGGAATTGTTCGGGAACTATTATCGGAAGGCAGGATCGGGAAGTATTCTTTCAGTAGATCGGGAGGTCGTAAGTGGCTGGGAACTACAGAAGGCGATATGAGTCGTGGAGAATATGAGGCAACAACAGCAACGGAGAACTTATAATGTTACTAGCGGATGGTTTTGAAGGTGCGTTTATCGGAGTGTCTACTAGGTGTGGACAGCCAACTTTAGCCGTTTATGATGCGAACAAATGTTTGCAAATATTAATTGATCGGGATGAAATGACGCATGACGAGGCTTTGGAATATTTTAATTTTAATGTTATCGGGGCTTGGGTCGGAGATGAAACGCCCTTGTTTCTTGAGTCTATGTCATTGATTGAGGCGTGTAACTTAGATGGGGGAGTAAACGATAATGAGTGAACAAAACAGAAGAAGAAGCTGGCAACCAGTAGCTGAAACAAATCCAAAAGCACACAATTGTTCGTGTTGTGGAGATAATTACGCATCTTATTCAATAAATGAAGGTTGGAACTGGTTTTGTTGGAAATGCGTACCAGAAAATAAAAAAAACAAAGGAGAAAATTATGCGTAGAGGTAGACCTAAAACAAGAGTGGGCAATAATCATTGTGCAGAGTGCAAAATAGAAATGAAAGAAGTTTTTTATGTTAGAACTATGCCTAAACTATGTAAAGACTGTAAGGGAGAAGCGTGGTCAGCTAATTCTGAAGTAAAACAATTGTATAAAGACGCAATTGCTAATCCTACAGAACCAGCCGAAGATGAAATGTTTTTTGAAGATGATCCCAGAGCAGAAACCGAACAATTATATGGTAGAGTATCAAAAACTCCTGGCCGATCAAGTTACGCCACTGAAAGCTGTTTGAATGAAGTTATAATGTAATGGCTAACTTAATTTGTAACTTACCAGCTAAACAAGTTTGGGTTCGTAAAGAGTATTTAAGAGACCACCAAGACGGGCATGGAGAATTTGTTAAGGGTGTATGGGTTACTGCAAAATCTATATCAGGGAGAGCGTTTTACTTTGAAACCTATTTGCCTGAATATGGTGCTTTGTTTGATAAACTACCTATATCCGCTTTTTTATCTGAACCTGAAACTCCTGAACTTGATTTAGATTTACCAAACTTACAATTTTGGAACTGCATGGATTATAATGTTGTTGCCATACATAAAGAGTTTATAGCAAGTATGGATTTTGAAGTCTTAACAAGAGATTTTGGAATTGTAAAAGGAACGTACATTTGTACGTTAGATAATTATCATAATAATCCTGATGTTGTTGATT